CATCTTGCTAAACATGACCCGTGAGAACTATATTAAACGTGAAGACCATCAATCAGAGCTGTCTAGGGTGGTAGACCATCTGGTTAGATTAGAAGGAAAGATAGATAAATTAGCAGAAAAGGTCTGAGTGCAGGGAGACGTTCAGGTGGGGTGTAGCCATCGATCCAGTAAGTTGCGTTGCTTTAGCGACAGGGGCATTCAAAGCCTTGAAAGGCGCTATAGGTGCGGGCAAAGACCTGCAAGATATGACAGGACAGCTTTCCCAGTGGGGTAAAGCTTTCTCTGATTTTACTAATATAGAAGAACGAGAGAAAAACCCTCCGTTCTGGAAAAAGACGTTTAAGGGGTCTGACGAAGAGACCGCTATAGAAATCTTTGCTAACAAGAAAAAGATGGAACAAATGCGAGCAGAGATCAAAGAACACATCACATGGCACTATGGTAAGTCTGCATGGGACGAAGTCCTACAGATAGAGGCACAGATGCGAAAAAGACGAAAGGACGAATTATACAGGAAACAAGCACAAATTGATAGTCTTATTAATTTTGCCATCGGAGCTGCGATATTTACAGTCAGTGGTGGAGTATTGTTTCTTGGTTTTTATCTCTTAGGTCAATGGCAGGGGCGTTGGTAATGTGGGTTTTACTATGGTTACAGGTAGTCAGCGGAAGTTTTGACCATTATCATGTGGGTAGCTACTCAAGTGAGGAAGCCTGCAAAGAAACGCAAAAAGAAGCTAAAGTTTTAGTCACAAATCAAAATTCTAAGGTTGTGTGTATTAAAATAGAGCGTTGAAGATAATGGAAACGAAACATCGCCGTTGGGTAGTGTATGATGACACAGATAAAGTTGTTGTCCTGTGTAGAGACAGACGTATAGCAATTAACTTTGCTAATAGTACTCGCGTTTATGGTAATAAGGAGCCTCATCCTCCCACTCGTCAGTCGGAAGACGAATAAACCCACCCTGACGAAAGCGCAATAACGCCATAACCGTGCTATCAACAAGGTCATCGTTAGACATAAACGGAAATCCCGCTATCTCCTCGACCAACTCATCAGCCCAACGGGTAGATGGAACCCATGCCATACCCGATGCAATGATATCTGCTACAGAATTTAGCCTCGCAAGCTTGTCACCTGTGCCTCGGTGGGGTGTATACTCCTGCACAGGCAGTCCCATACGCCTCATTTCCTGATAAATCGCCGTACCTGCGGACTTTTTCTCCACAATAAACGCATCTGGCTCCCATTTTGTGTACTCATCCATAGAAAGTTGCTTCAATTCGGGAAATTCTAGACGTTTTTTGATAGAATCTAGCAAAATTAGGTGATGTGCGTTCTCATCTTCGTTAAAAAACACGCCCCACGTGGTCAGCGCGGTGTAATCGGCGCGATTATGCTTTTCTGCGGCTGCATCAAGCGACATAATCACGTATTCTACGTGCGGAGGTTGGTCATGAGGCCATATTCCCCACCATTCTCGCTTAACTATCGACGCTTCTTCGGCTGTAGGCTTCTGTTGATACTGTGAGTTCCACTGAAATGCAGGCATAGAAGCTTTTGTGCGCTCCAAAGCCGCCAAATCAAAGAACTCAGGCCACAATGGCTTCATAATCGGCTTACCATCGGCGTCGTCAGCGTCCAGAAGAGCAGGAAACTCTACGATTTCGTACTGATCCGCCAGTTCATTCTTCACCATATCGTTGGTCACACGCCCCGTAAGGTCGTCCATGTGCCAACGTGTCTGTACGATAGCTACTCGACCACCTGGCATAAGACGGGTACGTGCACCAAAGGTAAACCATTCATATGCTTTCTCAAACACAGAGAAGTTTCCGTTAATGACATCTTGTTCAGAATGGGGGTCATCGACGAGCAGGAGGTCAGCACCCCTACCAGCAAGAGCAGAACCAATACCACACGCAAAATACTCACCTCCAAAGTTTGTGTTCCATCTACCTGCCGACTTGCTGTCCACCGCAAGTGAGACATCAGGAAATATTTCTGTATACGAATCGGAAGCGATCAGGTTTCTCACCTTCCGTCCGAAGTCTACCGCTAGGTCTGTGGTGTGTGACACCATCATCACCTTCTTTCCTGGGTTTCGCCCAAGGAACCAAGCGGGATAAAATATACTTACAAGCTGCGATTTACCATGACGTGGCGGGATATTGACACAGACTCTGTCCTTGCTCCCATCCTCCAGTGCCATGAGCTGATCTGCCAGTATCCTGTGATGCCTACCAACTTTGTAGTCAGGCTGCATTCTCTTACAGAACTCTATCAGGTCATCGTAAGCTGCTTTGTTCTTGTTGCGAACAGATAGCTCATCAACAATCTTGTCGATCTCCGCTAACTCATCAGAGTTGAATGAGTCCAGATTGTCCAACATGTTCTGAATGTCGGCATCTGAGAAGTCCATGTCTTTAGCTAGAACAGCTAAATCACTCATCATCTATCCCTAATTCTTTGTCCACGTCTATGGGTGTGCCGTCTATCACGATGGCTTCTTCTACTGGCTCAGGATTTACAAGCCGCGTAAGTTTCTCACGTAACCTATCTTTCAGATCATCTGTTGTCTGATGTGTGATCGTTACCTCTGACTTCTCAGCAAATAACCCCACATCGCTGATCTTACCCAGTAACTCCAAAGCTCGGATGCGTACCCGTGGGTCTGGATTCTCGGTCTCTTCGATCAACTTGTTTGTAACCAGATGCCGTACCTGCGTTGCGCTCTTGACCACAGAGTGACCAAAGTCTTTCAGGATTCTATCTGTCATGACCAGTGTAGCGGGAGTCAGGTTCGCCACCCGATTCGGCGTTGCTGCCTTAGATGTCTTGTCAGGGTTGTCTGCGTATGCCACTGCCAGTGCTGCTGCCACGTCCTTATCTTCTTTGTTGGGCTTTATCTCCAACCCGTTCTCATGCAGGTGCTTTGCAGTCTCGGATGCTGCACTCGCCTTAACCGCAAGGTCTTTTAGTTTTGTTTCGGGCCGCATAGCGACACCCTTCTCTGGTTCAATATGTATTGCCATTCTACCCACCTTGTTTGGCTTATTATAAAAAATTTTTTCAATATATCAATCTGGGACTCCTATTCTATTTTTTGAATATGTAGGGGGGTGGGGGTACGAACTATGCCGAAAAGGGGTGGGGGGTAGGCTAACCTATTGATATTGCTATATTGTTCTGTACCGAACGTATTAGAAACGTAAATTTTTGTGCAAATCTTTATTATACAGATAAACGACACGTGCTGTTGTGAGGGGGGGATGGGGGTAGGTGGGGTAAGAAAAGTAGTGATTCACTACTATTTACACTCTGGCGCGTCTAATAATAAGACACACTACGACAAAACACGTATAAAGAACTTGTCACGGGGCAATGACGCACCGCGACGCAACAATAACTGTCAAGCAATGGAAGGATACATCATGACAGATACAAAACACAATATGCCTAAACTAGACAAAGAAGTTGCAACAAATATCAGTAACTATTCACATAATAAAGTTACTGGCGATAAACTAGAGCATAGCATGGTTGCTACAATGCAAGCGGCAGGCTTTGTCTGGACGGATTGCATTTCGCCTAAATCGGCAGGATCAACAGCGACGGAAGAGACGTTTACGTTTCTCAAAGATGCCATTGCGGCAGGCTTCCCTAAGGGCGTTCAAGAGTTATGCAATATGACGTCCAAGGCGGCAGGCGATAAGCAAGTAGATGGTAGGAATAGATCCTACTGGTCTAGGCAACCGAACTCGATTGTTGCCGCAATCGGTCGCGCTCTTAAAATTAAGGAAGAGATCGACGCCGAGATCGCATCGGGCAAGGCGGGTAAAGATACCAAAACTCGCACACCAGAAATGATGGTACGTGACGCACTAGCCGATTGCGTCAAGCGTATCAAGAACGCCGAGACGTTCGAGTTCGACCATAAAGATATGACCCTAGATGAATTGATAGGATCACTAAATATGTTTATCAAACATATCGGTTAATACTAACGCCCAGAGCTTTACGGCTCTGGGCTTTTTTTGTGTCTTTAATTTGGGTAGTGTTTCACTACCATTTCGATACC